ATGGCCAACCGGTGGCGGGGGGATGTGGCGGTTGTCATTGACGGGCAGCGCCATGTGGCGCGGCTCACGCTGGGGGCGCTGGCCGAGCTGGAAGAGGCGCTAAAGGCGGGGTCGCTGGTGGCCTTGGTGGAACGCTTCGAGAGCAACAGCTTTGCCAGCCGCGATGTTGTGGCGCTGCTGGGGGCGGGGCTGCGTGGCGGGGGGGCGCGGATCAGCGATGCCGCCCTCGCGCAGGCGGAGATCGGAGGCGGGCCGATGGCGGCGGCGCGGGCGGCGGCGGAGCTGCTGGCGCGGGCCTTTGTGGTGCCGGAGTGAGCAGCGGGCAATCTCTGGACTGGGGTGCGCTGATGCGGGCGGGGCTGCATGGGCTGCGGCTGAGCCCGGATGTGTTCTGGGCGCTGACCCCGGTGGAACTGCAGATCATGCTGGGGCGCGCAGGCGCGCAGGCCCCGATGCTGAGCGATGGGTTGGCGGCGCTGATGGCGGCCTATCCGGATCAGAGGAAGGAAACCGGCGATGGCTGAGTTTGAAGACATGGACGCGCTTGAGGACAATGCGCAGGGGCTGAACAGCACGCTGGCCGAGACCGGTGGGCTGGTGGCGGCCTTTGACGGTGAGTTGGGGCGGATGCGGGTGTCGCTGGCCGCGACTGGCAAAGACGTGGCGACATTGGAGAGGGGCCTGAGCAAGGGGTTGCGCAAGGCTTTTGATGGCGTGGTGTTCGACGGGATGAAACTGTCGGATGCGCTGACCACGGTGGCCCAGTCGCTGATGCGCACGACCTATAATGCGGCGATGCGCCCGGTGACCGATCACTTCGGGGGGCTGATCTCTCAGGGGGTGGGCAACATCATGCAGGGCATCCTGCCCTTTGCCGATGGGGCCGCCTTCAGCCAGGGGCGGGTGATGCCCTTTGCCAGTGGCGGCGTGGTCAGTTCGGCCACGGCGTTTCCGATGCGCGGTGGCACGGGCGTGATGGGCGAGGCAGGGCCGGAGGCGATCATGCCGCTGGCGCGGGGCAGTGACGGCAAGCTGGGGGTGCGCGGGGCCGGGGGCGGCACCACGGTGGTGATGAACATCACCACGCCGGATGTGCAGGGCTTCCAGCGCAGCCAGTCGCAGATCGCGGCACAGATGAGCCGCGCCCTGGGTGCCGGCAACCGCAACAGATAGAAGGGAGCAGCATCATGGCATTTCACGAGGTACGATTTCCCTCCAGCCTGAGCTTTGGCGCGATGGGCGGACCGCAGCGGCGCACGGATGTGGTGACGCTGGCCAATGGCTTCGAAGAGCGCAACACCCCCTGGGCGCATTCGCGCAGGGTCTATGACGCGGGTCTCGGGATGCGGTCGATTGACGATCTGCAGCTGCTGATCGGGTTTTTCGAGGCGCGGATGGGGCAGCTGCATGGTTTCCGCTGGAAGGATTGGGCGGATTACAAATCCTGCCGGGCGTCGCGGGAGCCTGCCTTTGACGATCAGACCATCGGCTATGGCGACGGGGTGAAAGCCGACTTCCCGCTGGTCAAGACATATCGCTCCGGCGCGCAGAGCTATCTCCGCCCGATCCGCAAGCCGGTTGCGGGCACGGTGCGCCTGGGGCTGGAGCAGGATGAAGTGCAGGAGGGGCTTGATTACGAGGTGGATCTGACCACGGGCATCGTCAGCTTTGCCCATCCGCCCGATCCGGAGATCGAAATCCGAGCGGGCTATGAATTTGACGTTCCCGTCCGGTTCGACACCGACCGCATCCTGACCTCGGTTGCCAGTTTTCAGGCCGGGCAGGTGCCGGATGTGCCTGTCATCGAGGTGCGGATCTGATGGCCGGGGTGAGCGCGGCGCTGCAGGCGCATCTGGAGAGCGGGCATACGACGCTGTGTCATGCCTGGCGGATCACGCGGCGGGACGGGGTCAGCTTTGCCTTTACCGATCACGACGTGCCGCTGGTCATGGAGGGCGAGCTGTTCCGCGCCGATACCGGGTTGAGCGCCAGGGCCATTGCGCAGAGCACGGGGCTGGCGGTGGACAACACCGAGGCGCTGGGCGCGCTGAGTGACGTGACCCTGCGCGAGGACGAGATCGAGCAGGGGCGGTTTGACGGGGCGCAGGTGCAGGCCTGGCTGGTCAACTGGGCCGATACATCCCAGCGCAAGCTGCAGTTTCACGGTACGATTGGTGAATTGCGCCGGGTTGGGGGGGCGTTTCGCGCCGAATTGCGCGGGTTGACCGAGGTGCTGAACCAGCCGCAGGGGCGGGTCTATCAGAAGCCCTGTACCGCGGTGTTGGGCGACAGCACCTGTCGTTTTGCGCTGGAGACGCCGGGCTATGTCGAGACGCGGAATGTGCAGGATGTGGAAGAGGGCCGCATCTTTGCCTGGGACAGCTTTCAGGGGTTCGAGGCGGGGTGGTTCACGCGGGGGCGGCTAGAGGTGCTGGACGGCACCGCGCAGGGGCTCTGGGGGTTGATCAAGCATGACCGGTTCGACGGTGCTCGGCGCGTGATCGAGCTGTGGGAGCCATTGCGGGGGGATCTGGCGGAGGGCACCTCCGTGAGGCTGGTGGCGGGCTGTGACAAGCGGATGGAGACCTGCCGACTGAAATTCAACAACCTGCTGAATTTTCAGGGGTTTCCGGACTTGCCGGGCGAAGACTGGGTGGTGGCGGTGCCACGGTCAACGGGGGCGAACACGGGCGGGTCGCTGCGGTGAGCCGGATCGTGGAGGCCGCACGCGGCTGGATCGGGACGCCCTATGTGCATCAGCAGGCCAGCAAGGGGGCGGGCTGTGATTGTCTGGGCCTTCTGCGTGGGGTCTGGCGCGAGGTGCTGGGGGCGGAGCCCGAGGCGGTGCCGGCCTATTCGATGGATTGGTCCGAGCCGCAGGGTGAGGAGCTGTTGTGGGCGGCCGCCCTGCGGCATCTGCGGGCCAGGCCGCTGGATCAGGCGCGGGCGGGCGATGTGCTGCTGTTCCGGATGCGGGCGGGATCGGTGGCCAAACATCTGGGGCTGCAGGCGCGGGCGGGCCGCGCACCGGCCTTCATCCATGCCTATGCGGGGCGTGGTGTGGTGGAAAGCCCGCTGAGCGCCCCCTGGGCGCGGCGGATCGTGGCGCGGTTTGAATTTCCTCAAGGAGACGGTTGATGGCAACGGTGATTTTTTCGGCTGCGGGTGCGGCATTGGGTGGCTCTGTCGGCGGCACGCTGGCGGGGCTGTCATCGGTTGCCATCGGACGTGCCGTGGGGGCGACGCTGGGCCGCTTTGTCGATCAGCGGTTGCTGGGGCAGGGCGGGCAGGCAGTCGAGACCGGCAAGGTGGACCGGTTTCGCCTGACCCGCGCGGGCGAAGGGGAACCGGTGGCGCAGGTCTATGGCCGGATGCGCATTGGCGGACATGTGATCTGGGTGTCGGATTTTCAGGAGGCGGTGAATGTCTCGGGCGGGGGCAAGGGGGCGCGGCCCACGCCGCAGACAACCGAGTACAGCTATTCGGTGAGCCTTGCCATCGCGCTTTGCGAGGGGGAGATCACCGGCATCGGGCGGGTCTGGGCCGATGGGGAGGAAGTGGCCCGGGACGATCTGAACATGCGGGTCTATACCGGGGGAGCGGATCAATTGCCCGACCCGGTGATTGAGGCGATCGAGGGCGCGGGGCAGGTGCCTGCCTATCGCGGGACCGCCTATGTGGTGATGGAGGACCTGCAGCTGGCGGCTTTCGGCAACCGCGTGCCGCAGTTTTCCTTTGAGGTGTTGCGCCCCGAACAGCGCGGCGCGCCGGGTTGGGCGCATATGCCGACCCATGGGGTGCGCGGTGTCGCCCTGATCCCTGGAACCGGGGAATGCGGGCTGGCCACGACAGATGTAACTTACGTCGATGGAGCAGAGGCGCGGTGGAGCGCCAATGTGAACACACCGGAGGGCAAGGCGGATTTTGCCGTGTCGCTGGAGGCGCTGGGCGAGGAATTGCCCGAATTGGAAGCCGCATCGCTGGTGGTGTCCTGGTTCGGCGATGACCTGCGCTGTGGGGAATGTACCGTCCGGCCCAAGGTGGAAGACCCCACCATCGAAGGGGAAAACATGGCCTGGCAGGTGGCGGGGCTGACCCGGAGCGCGGCGCAGGTCATCGCCCGGCAGGACGGCAGGCCGGTCTATGGTGGCACGCCGACGGACCGTTCGGTGATCGAGGCCATTCAGGCGATGACGGCGGCGGGCAAGGCGGTGATGTTCTACCCCTTTATCCTGATGGATCAGGGGGAGGGGAACAACCTGCCCGACCCCTACAGCGATGCCACCAGCCAGCCGAAACTGCCCTGGCGCGGGCGCATCACCCTGTCGCAGGCACCGGGACGGCCCGGCAGCCCGGATGGCACCGCCGGGGCCGAGGCAGAGGTGGATGCGTTCTTTGGCACGGTCACGGCGGCGGATTTTGCCGTGTCGGGCGAGACGGTGAGCTACTCCGGGCCGGATGAATGGTCCTTGTCGCGGTTCATTCTGCATTACGCGGCGCTTTGTGCCGCTGCGGGCGGGGTCGAGGCCTTTTGCATCAGTTCGGAAATGCGGGGGCTGACGCAGATCCGGGGCAGCGGCAACAGCTTTCCTGCGGTGGCGCGGTTGCGGGCGCTGGCGGGGGAGGTGCGTGCCCTGCTGGGGCCGCAGGTCAAGATCAGCTATGCGGCGGATTGGTCCGAATATTTCGGCTATCAGCCGCAGGACGGCAGCGGCGACCTGTACTTTCACCTTGATCCGCTCTGGGCGGATGACAACGTCGATTTCATCGGGATCGACAATTACATGCCGCTGGCGGACTGGCGCGAAGGCGAGGATCATCTGGATGCGCAGGATCACGATGCGATCCATGACCTGGATTACCTGCGCGGGAACATCGAGGGCGGCGAAGGCTATGATTTCTATTATCATTCGCCCGAGGCCCGGGCGGCGCAGATCCGGACGGAGATCACCGATGGCGCCTATGATGAACCCTGGGTCTACCGCTACAAGGACATCCGCAACTGGTGGCAGAATGCGCATCATGAGCGGCTGGGGGGCCTGCGGCAGGAGAACCCGACGGATTGGGTGCCTGCATCGAAGCCGATCTGGTTTACGGAATATGGCTG